AACGAGTTTATAGATGCCTTCAACAACCTAACTGCTCTCAACAGAGAACATAGGATAACGCTAGGAGCACCGTTGCTGACAATGTCCAAGGCAGCTATTGTAAAGGAGGGTGTAAGACTAGGTGTCGACTTCTCTAAGACGTGGACATGCTATTCTAGCAGAGAAGATGGGCTAGCAGATGCTACCACACCATCAAGTAGTATGCGCGTAAAAGGCTTTATTGATGCAGGTTATTGTGATCCGATCAAGTATATTCAGCAAGATAAGCTAGATGAGCTATACAGGCAGCATGGTTGTAAAGAAATATAAATCTACCACTTTTTACTCTGTACACTCTCAGTATATAGCTGTGCCATGTCCTGATATACTGATGAAGGTCTAACACTCTCCCCTATTGCAGAAAAGGCGCTAGCCATTTTATTAACAGGTTCTCCACTGTTTTTATGCTCATATGGCTCTTCTTTCTCAGGCTCAGACTCTCTAGCTTGCTCATATAAGTCATCAATAATCTTATCCCACTCGTCAGCACTATGTTCTGACCAGTGATATCCACGTGGTCTAATACCATTAACAGACTTATAAGCATCACTATACTCATTAGCAGCTTCAGATGCTTTAAAATCTTCTAATGACTTGATACCATTCATACCATACTGCTTAAGATCTTCAATAATACCCTCTGTAGCTGGTACTCCCCAAAAGACATTCTCACCAGCAGCCTGACGAGCTTCCATCTCCTTATTAATTGCTGCACCCTTATCATCGAGATACTTACGAATCTCATCTATTAAGGACTCATCAACACTACTCTCTGCATCCTCTGTATGTCTAAGCGCTTCATCCGTGTCCTCCGCGCAATGTCCGCAATCCTCGAGGATTATTCTTGATGCAATATCACCAATATTTAACATGTCGTTCTTATTCATAAAACTCCTTACTTAGTTACTTGCTCTATTCTTAAAGGCATCATAAGCATCACCAATGTGACCGAAGGTAAGCTCAAATGCACGATCAGTTACATCCGGATCGTCAAATATATTAGCTAGACCGTGAAGGAACTCTTCTATACTAACAGCATCTAACTCTCCGACACTTGCTAGTAGTTGAAAGACTTCTGGATTCTCAGCATCTTCTGATTTATTTGCTTTGAAGTTATCTAAATCATCCTGTGACTCAGGCAACTCGTCATGGGCTTTAAAATAATCAGCATCTGGATCAGTCGAACCTTCTGTGATCACTGAGTGCGTCAATGATGCTAGATCATCCCTGTCTTTACTCCACGTATTATGTTGCATATTATTATTTATATTAAACCTACTCATTTAAGGGCTTAATTTCCAACAAAGTGATCATATAGAGCTGTCCCATTATTAAGGATATTCCTAGTATCCAATGTACAGTCTTAAGACCGTTACTCAGTTTATCTGGTGATGTAAATGCTCTTAAGTGACAATAGGCTGATATTGTAAAGAAGACTTGTCTAAATACAATATTAAAAAATACACCCAGACTATTAAGGGTGGACCAAGCTGGGTGTTCTATATAGTCAAGTGTCCATGGAATAGCCCACCAAATAGATTCAATTATCTTACCAGAAAATCCAAAGAAGAGACCTACTAGTATCCAGCACATCTTCTTCTCACCCATCGTTTTATCATCCTTCCAGCAAACGTCTTGACCAGGTTTGCGAATCTCCCACAATACAGCACCACAAAGTGCTATTAGGGGAACAGTTAGTGCCAGGGACTGTAGTTGTATAAGAGCTTTAAACGTTTCGTAAGTCATATTATATATGTGTTATAATATTTATTACAAAAAAACTATAATTTCAATAAGAACAATACTATTTGTCACTCACGCTTTCGTCTATTATCCTCAACTAGGATGTCAACTGACCTCTGAATCTCCCTAACATCCATTTTAATTGCATGTAAATCCTCTTTGATAGGTGCAGTTTCTTTCATTAGCTTCAGCTGTAGCTCAGCATCAGTTCTATGAACATCTCTATCGTTTGTATGAGATTCCTGTACATCAGAAAACTTCTGAACCAGCACCTCTACACCACCATGATGTGGAGCGTCAGCATGCTTTGCGATTTCACTTAAATATATAACACCAGCTCCTAAAAAGCCAACACCGCCAATAACAGCACCAATAACATAAATCCAGCCCTGTAGAGTTTTTGGCTTCTGTACCTGTACAGCATTATTGGCATGTAACTCAGTAATAGTCTGAGCTATTATAGCCTTAATATCTTCATCTTTTTGACTCATATCAGACTAGTATATTTAATTAAATTACAAACCGTATCTTCTAAGCTCTTCGAGTTGCTTACTTGTAGTAGGTTTAAATCTATCTTTAAACGATACTGACTCTACAATAGGCTTGACGTTCCTTTTATCACTTGCCCTTTGATCTGTCATCCACATAGATGTGTATGACTCGGTTACTGTCTCCTCTGCATCTTCTACTGGTGGGTCAGTAAAGATTTCAACACTAGATGTATCCACACTCTCAATATCATCTAAAGTAAACTCAAACTCTTGACCATCTTTATTTGATGCCCATATTACCGTACTTACTTCATGATCAACTGCATCAACAGCATACCACTCACCATTAACTAAAACCATCGCTCCAACAACCACCTCATCCTTATGCTCTTCACCATCCTCAATAGCCGCATCACTATCAGGTGGTATAATAACTACAGCGCTATTTGTAATTGATCCAATGTCCTTCTGCAATGCTTTCTCTGCAGCTCCAACACCAACCTTACCGACAATAGTGGCAATAGGCGAACCTGGATCGGCTGAGAACTGTACAGTATTTCCACTCACTTCAACACCATCTTTATTAGCGTACTTAGCAATTACCGCCTTAACTTCGTCAGCAAAGGACGCGTCGCTGATCTTAATTTCGACCAGGTGCGTTGGATCTTCCTTTGATGCATCAATACTAGCAGTAAGATCGCTAAAGACATCCCCAACCTCATCTAGACTATTTGCAAGTTCATCATCACCTCCGTCTTGCGCAGCATCAGCCATGGCCGATGCCTCTGCCTTGGCCTCCGCTCTAGCCTCTGCTCTCTTTTTATATACCTCCTTACGCTGATCAGATCTCTGACCAATTTGAAACTCAACCGGATCAGCAATACCTGTACCGACCGCTGCTTTTTCAATATCTGCAGGTGACGCGTCATTAATAACACTTGCATATTTATGACCGTCAATTTCTTGTGATTGTAGGAAATCAACTAGAGGCTTTTGTGATGGAATGTTCCTAAATCTCAATAAATCTCTCTCTTCCTGAGAGGTTAGCTCTCTACCAATACGATCTGACATTAAACCTACAATAATATTTAATATAGCGCTTTTAGCCTCTCTAGTAGGTGCACTAGCACCGATACTGCGCGCTTCTTTAGCCGCTTTTCCCCATGGTTGCTTAAGGCCTGGAAAGGTTTTTGAAACACTTTCATCTAAAACGCTAAGTCTATCATAAATATCGTTGAATTTGCAGAAGTCGCTCATATAATATATTTATACCAATGAAGCTAAATTATAAGGATTTTAATACACTTACACAAAAAGAGCTGTGTAAAATACCAGGTATTGGTAAAACTACAGCTAATCGCATAGCCGCTATGAGACCATTTAAAGAAAATAACGACCTGTTTAAAATAAAGGGACTAGGCCAAAAAACACTAAAAGGTGTTGGTATTGAGAAAGTAAAAAAACAACGAAAGAAATGGATGAAGCATCCGTATGAGGGGGACGGCGTTGATTACCCGCATAGTTGTTTTGCAACCGATAGCGCAACCTCACAACTTGACTTCTTTTGGCGAATTCCACGTGAAAGGCGACTATATTACGGCCATGAAGATGAGTCTATGGCATTAATTGAGAGCATAAGAGATACAAAAGAACAAGAGAATAATTCAAAACTGCAAGTAAATAATCTATAATGTGTGCGATATTTGGATCAACCGACTCCTCTACTTTTGAGGTGTTATATGAAGCTAATAAGGAGAGGGGTAATTTCGCTAGCAGTGTAGTAAGGCTGGTGGATGATGATCAATGGATACTCAAGAAAGAGGGCGACATTGACCTGGATAAGGTGAATATTAGCTCGGTACAGGTTAGATACTATACCGGGCATGTACAGGCACCTACATCAAGTATGAGAAAGTGGCATTATTCTACGTCACATCCATTTGAATCTATATCTTGGATGGTGTTTCATAATGGGGTGATTACTAACGTGAATGAGCTAACTAAATGGTGCATGCCGTCACCTGCAAACCCGGTCGACACATCACTTATACCGGAATTGCTACAGTATTTTAGTGATACTAATAGCGATAAAACTCCACAACCTGTTAAGTATATAAAGCAAGCGGTTGAGATGCTACAAGGAACATTTGCACTTGCTATCATTGATTGTGAAGCGAGCGACGTGTATCTTGTGAGGTGTGGTTCCTTATTACACTATAATAGCAAGGGTGATTATTCGACCCTTCCCGGTAAAGGTTATAAGGAGGTTCCAGAAGGAACTATCTTAAAGTTAAATAAAAAAACCACCAGGTTTAATAAGGTAGGTACGTTCAGTATTAAGTCACCGTTTTTATTCATATGAAAGTATTTTATTTTTCACTTACGAAAGGCAATAAAGAGGACTGTTTACTATATCAGACTAGTAAAAATATAGACGGTGTTGAGGTTTACTTTAAAGAACGTAACAAAATGTCAATTGCGAAAGCATATAACAAAGCAATTGATTTTTGTGTAAAGGAAGGTGTTGATTATTTAGTTTTATGTCACGATGATGTCATTTTAGAAAACGTTACGGAGGCTAAACTACTCGAGAACTTCAATCGGTTCGATATGTTTGGCGTTGCTGGTGCGACAGAGTGTAAGCTTGAGAAGCCGGTCTTATGGCATCTTATGGGTGGTGGTATGGGTAGTAGTAATCTTCATGGTGCAGTAGCCCACTTACAAGATAATGCTAAAGGTATGACATCATTTGGACCTTACCCACACAGAGCTGTAATAGTAGATGGAGTCTTCATGGCTATTAAACGTGAGGTGTTTGAGAAGATACGTTTTGATGAAAAATGCCCTGCTAAATGGCATATGTATGATATTGACTATAGTATGTCTGCGCACAAGGCTAAATTTAAGGTAGGTGTAAGTGACGTCTTAATTACACACGCTTCTCCCGGTCTAAGAGAATTTACACTTGAGTTTGAGAAAGGTCAGGATTGGTTTATTAACAAACACAGACATACTAAATAATTATGTCATGGATGTGGATACTTTTTTAGATCGAGAGTTTAAGAGACTAACTAAAGAAACAGGAGCAGTACTACCTGAATGTGATTGTTATTGCGGTATGCCATGCATGCCTCATTGGTTTAGGGTAGCTCTCAGTGAAAAGTTTAATAAGAGTTGTAAGATACACGACATACACTATACCGCGTTCGATATTGATAATGAAGATGCAGATCAAATCTTCCTCGATCATATGTATATGCAAGCCGGTAACTCAATATACTGGAAGTGTGTGGCATATATGATGTTCCTCAGCGTTCGCGTTTTTCAATTCTTTGCAAAAGATTTTATACCATATTTCAAAGATTAGTTGATTTGCGCGCATCCAATACTATACTATAGTAGTGAGTAGATTAAATCTAGATACGTTTGAGGATGTCGTAATATATAAGTCCTTAACTGATAGCGGGTATCTAGCTTCAATCGCAGATATAGTTAAGCCGGAGTATTTTAAAAATAAAAATATCGCAAGTATATTTAAAATCGTAAAGGACTTTACGGAAAAGCGTAATAAGTTACCTACGATTACAGAGATTAAATCATACTTAATTACTGATGAGCAGAAGCAATCGTTTAAGACGTTAGTACAATCGTTTTCTAGTATTGATAAAACCTTAGATAAGGATGAGCTGTATGATAACACTGAGCAGTTCCTCAAGGAAAAGTCAGTATATCATACTATGCTTAATGTTGCAGAAGATGTAGCAAGGGGCGAGGTCGACACATCAGATGTACTTCAAAAATTCGAAGAGTCATGTAACATCAGCCTTGTTACAGATTTAGGATTTAATATGTATGATGATATCGACTTATTAGTGGATGATCTAAATGCTGAGCAGCGATTTATACCTTCAAAGTGGGAGTGGTTAGATGAATGTTTAGGAGGCGGATTCCTAGAAAATGGTAAGTCATTATATGTATTTGCTGGTGAGACCAATATTGGCAAGTCAATATTTCTCGGTAATATTGCGCATAATATAGCACAGCAAGGTAAGAATGTTCTGCTAGTGACATTAGAAATGTCAGAGATGTTATATGCACAGCGTATATGTACTAACGCCACTAAGATACCAATGCGCGAGCTCAAGCAGAACGGCCCAACTATTAAACATGTAATCAATCAAGAGGAGGGTAAGATCTTCATTAAGGAGTTTCCACCTGCTACAATTACAGTCAATCAACTACGTGCATTTATTAAGAAGTTTGAAGATCAGGGCATTAAGCTCGATGCCATCGTGCTCGATTACTTAAATCTACTCCACTCTACTATTGGGAATAACTCATATGAGCGTATTAAACACGTAACGGAACAAGTACGTGCTATGTCATACACGTTTGAATGTCCTATAATATCTGCGACACAGCTTAACCGCTCCGGATTCGATCAGGACAATCCTGAACTCGCTACCATCTCTGAATCTATAGGTTTAGCTGCTACTGCAGACTGTATATGTTCAATTTACCAGAACGAAGAAGACAGGGAGATGGATATTATTAGGATGGGGATGATGAAGAATAGATACGGTCCTCGCGGCTCTACTCAGGCTATGAGAGTTGACTACAATACACTCTCAATAACTCAGACAGAGGACGATATAGGTGAAGATGGTGATGATGAGGTATTTAGATCATTACAATCGTTTAGCAATTAAACATTAGAGCTTGAAATTTCTCACATCCTGACTATATATTATAAGTATATGAAGGTGTTTGCATGGGTTAATAGTAGTCTGGACGGGGCATGCTCGGCAATCGCACTTAAAAATATACTTAAATGTGAGCTAACTACAGGAGAGGCTAATAGTCATGACTTCCCAGGACTACTTAAAGGGTGGGTGATTGATAACTTTAGCAGCTATGACAAGGTGTTTATTATTGGTCTAATAATCCCAGATAAAATCTCGCAATTATTAGACAACGAAAGAGTTATTATAGTGGACAACTATAATATTAAACAAGAATATAAGCATGCAAAAACAATATTTGCTGAAAAGAGTTCATGTACTGAAGTTTTATTAGATAAGCTATCAAGACAGTGCAGTGATGAATTGCAGCTGTTGTATAATATGGCAGGCGATTACTGTAGTAATGCACTAAGTATATCTAATTCAATTAAGCTGAATGCTGTTTTTATGGGGTACAACAGACCTAAGGTTGATAAGTTTATAAAGAGATACGAGCACGGATTTTCTGAATTTGACGCTCATGAAAAAAATTCTATTAAGCTTTATTTTAATAGACTAAAAGAGGCGGTGACCGATACAGAGTTTTTTACTGGTGTAATAAAGGATAGTAAAGTTGTAAGTTGTTTCGCGAATCATGCAATGAACGATATTGCCAATTTAGCGCTTAAAAAATATAGTGCGGAAGTAGCAATCGTAGTAAATCTTGAAACTCGAACGGTTCTATTTAGAAGAAGTAAAAATAATAATATTAAAGTAAATATTTTAGCAGAAAAGTTATGTAGTGGGTCAGGACGCGATGACGTAGCCGCTGGTAGTATAACAGATACCTTTCTAGCTTTTAGTAAGACGTTATGTCAATGTATGTAAAACCATCAGTAAGCCCTTCACAGAGTATAATAGACAAAGAAAGCGAACATATACTTCTCTGCTTTTGTACTTATTGCTCTCTTTTAAGAGGTAAAAGATTATCATTGCAGAACGTTTTTATACTAGTACTAGACGACGAAAAAATAAAATCTGTACTAAAAGAGCTATTAGGAGTTGATTCTGACTATGAAGTAGTTAAAATATTCTTAGACTACGATATTTCGATCACCAAGTCGAAATATATAACTAAGTATTTGAACCTACGTAATAAATGATAACAGAGAAAGAGAAATGTATATATAATTCTTTTTTAGTGGCTGGTAGAAAGAGTAAAAATAAGCCGTTCAAGCTCAGAAAAAACTTCACCAACCTTGACCCGGAAATTTACGTACTACTTAAAAAGCTTGACGGGCTTTTTAAAAGAAATCCTAACATTAATATGGATGTTTATTTTGAAGCTCCATACTTTGTATACGATAAAGATAGTCATTTTGATCTGCGGTTTTATACTACTCGCCGCTCATTAAAATGTTACACAAATTATTTGAGGCAGAGAGAGCAGCAAAATCCGGATAGTGCTGAGGTTGTTGATAGATGTAAGAAGTGTTGCGCGTTCATTTATAATTATTGTGTAGAAAGAGGTATAACCCTCGACGAATATAAAACACTATCAGAAAGCAACATTCCTATCACATTACAGCACCTAAAGGAACATAAAATTAACTTTTATACACTACATGGCTTAGGGTGTAGTAAAAAAATTCAAGAAATCGGTACAGACTTGCTTGATTTTCTCGTACCTGACTATAATATTATTATAAATGATACGAGAGTTAACTTCCTTAAATCGACACGTCTTAAGGATGTTGTAAGTAAGAGCTTCTTGTTGATTGAAAAAAAACTAAAAACTAAAAACTAAAAAAACAAATATTATGAGCAATACATTTAACGCATCGATGTTCGAGTCCATTAAGGACGCACTAGTACAAAATACAAGTGGAGGTTCTTATACCGAGATAATGAAAACCACACCAGGTCACACATATACTGTTAGGCTTCTACCATACGCACCGGATCCAAAGAATACATTCTTTCATCACTATAATCAAGGATGGACGTCCTTCGGTACAGGTGAATATGTACAAGCCCTTTCCCCTACTACATTCGGTGAGAGGGATCCTATTTCAGAGGCTCGCTTTAAGGCTCTTAGAGTTGGGTCAGACGAAGAGAAAGAAATGGCTAACACTATCAGACGTATGGAGAAGTGGTTGGTTAATGTATATGTAGTAGATGATCCACAGAACCCGGATAATAATGGTAAGGTTAAGATCCTGCGATACGGTAAGCAGTTACATAAGATCATATCAGAAGCAATTCAAGGCGAGGATGCAGAGGAGTTCGGTCAGAGGATTTTTGATTTAGGCTCTGAAGGTGTCAGCTTTAAGATTAAGGTTGAGCAGCAAGGCGAATATCCTACATATGTATCATCTCGATTTACTACTGCTGGTAAGCTGAACCTTACTGAAGATCAACAGAAGGAGGTATACGATGGGGTGTTTGATCTTGCAAAAGTATTCAATCTCAAATCTTATGACGAGTTAGTTAAAATGCTAGATGATCACTTCTACGTAGGGGCTAATGCACCGAGTGCAGAGCCGGTCAGTAGTCCTGTAGTTGCAGCTCCTACCGGACCATCCCCAGTGGTTGAAAGTGTAGTAGCTGAGAGCAGCAGTACTGTAGTAGATGATGACATTGATATCGATGAACTTCTAAAAGATCTGTAAGATGACACCTGAAGAAAAAAATGCACTATTGCAGTTTACCGGGCAGATGTATGGCGAGTCTAAAAAAACTGACGATATGTTAGTTGGTAGTTCACCGCAGCTACAGCCTAGATCCACTCAAATTAAGGATCAATTTGAGCAGGTGTTAAGAGCACCTGTTCAACAGGAAGGCGCACCGCCACAAAAAGTACCACCTAACAGACCATCTCAAGCAGTATCAGCCCAATCCGCAGCACCAGCTGCGGTGCCGGTTGCTCCGGCAGCTGTTACCCCGGCCCGGGCCGCGGCTGAACTAGCTCAAGTTCAAGAGACTGTACTAGTTGACCCTAACCAGATGGAGTTTGATCTTACCGAACCTAACAAGGTAGATAAAGTAATTGAACTGCTTGAGAAAAATAACAGATTGTTAGTTGAAATTCGAGATAATAGTATAAAATCAAATTATAATGCCAAGAGAGCTAAGAATAAAAAACCGCAATGAATTTTTAAGATATTTGGATTCTGTTTCAAAAATAAACGATAGTGCAATTTTCGAAATAACATCCAACGGTATAGAGGCTCTTATTTCATCAGCTGATAACACTCTCGTGTTATTGGCGGAGTTTAAGGGAGATTTTGATATTACAACTACTATCAATATTCCCGATATTAAGAAGCTGCAAAGAGTGCTCGACACTTTAACCTGTGAAGAGTTCGTATTAATTATTAACTCCAACAATTTAGAGTATAAAGGCAGTGATGTTAAGTTTAAGTATCATCTGTTCGAAGAAGGTTTCCTTGCTAAGCCTGGTCTTAATGTTAACAAGATTAGAGGTTTTGAGTTTGATGTTGAATTCGAACTCTCAAAAGATATTATACAGGCCTTGCTGAAGGGTAGTACGTTTGCCTCAGAGACTAATAAAGTATATTTCTATACAGAAGATAAGCTACTTAAAGCAGATCTCACTGACAGGGCTAGACATAATACTGATAATTACTCACTAACCGTGCATGAAGCATCATTTGATTTGAAGCCAATATCAATTAATTTTGATAATATTAGATTGTTATCACATATAGATAATACATATAACTGCAGCGTTAATACTGAGTACGGAGTACTTGTTGTTGATAATAACTCATCTGACATTAAATTAAAGTATATAATATCATCACTAACTCAATGAAATCGAAATCAAAAAATAAAATAACAACACTATCATATTTTGTTAAACGCTTAAAGGACTCTGGATTCGTAACCTGGAAAATATGTGATATTTACTCACAGGGAGATCCTAGGAAGTGGACTATTATGATCGATCCGGGTAACACGTCTGTTTTTATAACATGCTATGAAAACAAAGACTTCAATGAGGAAATGTTTGAATTTAATGATGGTGGTCAATATTTCCCGCGAAACTTCTCTGTTAAGACTTCGTCGATGGAGGTAATAATAACAACGTTATTTCATAAAGGTATACCACAAGCAACATAGCTGTTATAAATAATTTTATGGACGAAAAAGAGAACTTGTCAGATAGTGATATACAGAACCTGCTCGAGGAAATTAAAAAAATGCGAGTTGAGCATGATAGTACATATGATAAGGGTGTTGATATTGACAATGCATTAGGATGTATTGTCAAGGAGTTTTTAAGTAGCTTTGTACTAATAGGGTATGATATGCAGGGCGATACGGTAATAATACGTTCAGAGGATAGTCAAATGAGTAAGGATGCGTTGAGATCGTCATTATTACGATACCTGCAATTGTTATTATATGAAGAGTAAGGAGTTAGTTAAAGGTGATATATATGCTGTTGAAACTGGTGTATATGCCGGTGAGATGTTGGTTTTTATTAAATCGATTGATTCATCTCACTGCTTCTTAGCGGTGCCTACAATGGAAAACCGGGATGTTCCTTTTGAGTCATTTGACACAGCTAGGAACTCTGATATAATAAGGTATGTCGAACGTGCTCCTACATATGTTGTTGGAGTGTCTGTAGCGCAGTACGAAAAAAATGAAAACATTAATAATAGACGGGAACAATCTTCTACATCGCACGTTCTGGACAGCGAAGAATCAATCGAAGCGTAGTGGGTCGGATGATGTATCCGGGCTACATATATATTTTACCCTGAATGCTATTTACTCATATGTAAATAGGTTCAAACCTACCGATACGATTGTGGTATGGGATGAAAAGCTAGAATATCAGGTTAACTCTCGTAAGATTGAGTTTGAAGGGTATAAGGGTAATAGGACCAGCGACCCGTCACCGTTTGCAAATAACGATATTATTAAGTCGATGTTATCGTATCTAGGCTTACCGTCAATATTTCCGCGTGAGCTAGAGGCAGATGATATTGTTGCATATATTTGTAAGACGTATCCGGGTAACAAGGTGATCATCTCAGTTGATCAAGATTTCTTACAGCTTGTTGATACAGAGACAGTACTATTCGATCCTATACGTAAAAAAGAATATACACATAGCGCGTTTGAGGAAATGACTGGATATACTCGCGAGCAGTGGTTAGAAGCTAAGTGCTTACAAGGCGATAAGTCGGATAACGTGCCGGGGATCCCAGGGTTCGGTAAGGTAAGGACGCGTAAGTTCTTAGACGGTTCACAAGTATTAACAGAGGATCAGCAAGTGATATTTGATACCAACCGTTCACTATTCTCTTTAGATAAAGTTTTTGAGCTCGTAGATGAAGTTGAATACTACCAACAACAGCTCGATGCACCTATCACGGGAGACTGGGATATGTTTATAAGTGAGTGCGAGCAGAGGAATTTTGACCGGATTTTAAATAATCGTGAGTCATGGCATACATTGTTCTTCCTCCGTGATAAGCTCGAGACGTTTTTCTCATGAAACTGCCAGAGGATTATGTGGTCTTAAAGTTCTACGAACTTGGTTATAGGCCTATGTTTAATAAGTTCAACCACGTTTATCAATGTGGTTGCCCGGTGTGTAGAGAGGGAGGCTCGCGAGGTCAGAAGAGGCGATGTTACTATGTCCCGAAGAACGACAATATATATTGTCATAACTGTGGATGGTCTAGTAAGCCGTTTAAGTGGATAAAGACTGTGTCAGGTGTTGATGACTCAGTCATAATTAACGAGCTCAAGGACTATACTCCTGATGTAGATACTATACTAGACGAAAGTAGTCATAAGGTAGTTGTTAATACAGAGTCATTACCTGTAGATAGTATTAACCTATCTGATAAGTCACAGCTTGAATACTATAAAGACAACGACGTGGTTAGGGCTACTATCAATCTCATTAAGCAAAGACGGTTGGATACAGCAATTAACAGACCTGATAATCTCTATCTATCGTTAACTGATAGAGTTCATAAAAACCGGTTAGTGATTCCGTTTGTTAATGAAAATCATCAAATTGAACATTATCAAACGAGGACTGTATTGAGCCGTGATAAAAAAACAAAGCCTAAGTTCTTAAGTAAAAGCGGAGGCGCGCAGAAACCGCTATTCAACGTGGATAAAGTAACTAATGATTATGATACGGTATATGTATTTGAAGGGCCGATGGATGCTTTCTTTGTTAAGAACTCTGTAGCAGTAGCAGGTATTACTGAAAAAGGTAGATCATTCACTGATCGACAAAAACAACAGCTTGATGGCCCTCTTAAATTCTATGATGCCGTGTGGATACTCGACTCTCAGTGGGTTGATAGGGCTTCCCTTATCAAGACTGAGGCCTTGCTTCAACAAGGTGAGAGGGTGTTTATATGGCCCGAAAAGTTCGGCAAGCGCTTTAAGGATTTTAATGATATTGCTATGACATGTAAGATTGATGAAATTAGTCATGACTTTTGCAAAAAAAATACCTTCGAAGGACTCGAAGGTATTGTTAGATTATCTTAAATTAAAAAGTATCAGAATAATTAAACTCCTCTGAACTGAGGATTATCGGTCTGTGCAAGATAACCTCTAAAGGATTCAGTAAGGGAAGCTAGTTCTGTAGCTACACGTGTAATTTTTCTCTGTTCTGACTGCTTCATGCGATCAAAAATAGTATCTGCTTCTGAGTTAGACAATACGCTCTGAATAGAACCGTCTTGACCATTAAGCTTGTGAAGGAAGGCATCCATCTCACTAACCCACCCTTCAAGTTCTTGTTGCATCTGCATTGCAAGATCACTAGTGGCTTGAGCAGCTCGCATAGCTGCATCATCAGCTTCAGCCGGGTCCGGCATCTGTGTATCGAAGTCTTCTGCTGAAGTTCCGTCATCAAGTGATGCCTCCATGGCATCGCGATCCTCATCAAACTCATCAGCTTCAGCTAGCATCTTAAAAAATCTATTTTCATACCTGGTCATATAGTTATTTATTGCTCGTATACTCATTTATATACTATAATAGCTTTTTATTTATTAGTTTTTACAATCACATGGAATAAATAACAATATGAGCGATAGTAATAAGCCGGCCTATAGTACTTCATTTTTATCAGTTCCTATACAGCATGCTATGTCTACAAAGGGACAGGAAAATCAGAACGAAAAAGAAGAAAGAGAGACTCACAACGCGCCTAAGCAAGTTCCTCATCAAATCGGTGACGTAAAGGAGCTTTTAAGTAGCATGTATATTAATTTAGTGGGTGTTAAGAGTAGTATAGATGCTTTGAGTAATGCTGAAACTGATAAACACGCTATTGATAGACTTAATAACTTAATAGACCAAGTTGGTGCACATATTATTAAAAATATACCGGAAGAGCTTGATAATTTGCTAATATAGCATACAATCTATATATGAAGAAGATTGTTGTTTCGTTAGTTTTAGTGTTATTGGTGAGTAGTGGAATAGGGTTTGTATTACAAGGGCTTTTTGATAGCTTTTGGAAGGGGTTTACAGCATCGTTGATATGTCACTTCCTAGCTATTGTTGTAATTAATTCACTTTCACGTAAAAAGAATATCGTCTCTCAGTTAGAAGACGCGTTAGGTAATGTGTTAGCTTTGCAGACTGTTAAAGTAACATGCCCATGTGGTAAGGGCTCCTATGAAGAGCCGCTATTTATTAATAAAGATAATATCTTCAAGTGTGACGTATGCAGAAACACGTTCCGTGTTGATGTTGATTATGAAACTGTCCTGCAGACTAATCAACCTAGTTTAAATAGTATGTATGACTCACTACGGGCAGGTAAAGAGGAGGAACTCTGATATAATATATTATATATGAATAAGAAGATTAAATTTAACCTCAAGAGCGGTAAAACACACGAAATGACTATTGATGAGATGGCAAGATGGGCGTGCTTAATAGAGGGTGTTGGCTTTGTTTCAACTAAATGCGAAGAGCTAGGCTTAGATACTAAAAGTAATGCATGGGTCAAGCCTCTAGCTTTTCAAAAATATATAGACGAGCGATTCGAAGCGATGAGACACGATCTCACCGTAGAAGCAGCTATGGGTAATATTTAAGCCTATCGACCCTATCACTCGCTCGGAACCTCCTTGAGGCCATCCTGAATGTATTTAATATCTTTAATAGCAGCCTGATCACCCTTTTCGGCTAGCTCATGAAGCTCGTTCAAATCTTTTTGATGTTCAGGAGATCCTTTTAAAGCTGCAGCCTGCAGCCTGTCTAGATATCTCTCCCGTCATGTACGTCCGCGCTGTGGTTGAATACCCTCGTCAGTTATAGGTGGTGAGTTAGGATCGATTGGAACGCCCTTAGATGGGCTAAGATGCATACGCATATCAGATTTTTCTAATTTACTACGAACATCTAATGGAAACTCTTTAAAGTGAGCTATAAAGACTTCCTCACCCAGCTCCTCCTTTAAGGAAATAACCAGCTTTTCGGTAGTACCCTTATATTTATCTAGTATAGCAGGCAATGCCTTTTGCTGTAACGATCTCATCGCATCTTCATACAAAGCCCTTTCTATATCATCCCTACCTGAATGATCATCGTCAACGGAAGATGGTGTATCAACTGCATCCGCAGATAGCACGTCTTCTGGTTCACCACCCGGTGCGATGCCAGATCGTTTAAGAATTGACGATATGTCTGCCCTAACTATGGTATTATTATCCTTATTCATGAATTTTGCGCTCTAGCTCTTTTAATAACATCTGCTACGTTGACGGTGGGCTTACTTTTGATTTGTACAGGAGTCTCTACTGCTTCTGCTACTGCTTTTATGTCAACCTCCTTATTTCCTAACAAGCCCGCTACCTCTGCCTTTATTGAGCTTCTTATTTCGTCCGAAAGTGTGTCTTTAAAGTTTTCATCTACGTCATCAAAATCCATATCTAGCTCCATCCTCCCTATTATATAGTTACGATACCTCTCGTCGAGCTTATTTGGATATGGTACTCCATTAACTCGATTAAACCTATGCATCCACCCTAGAAAAGGTAAACATAGAGCTTCCTTACCGGCTTTTCTATATTTATCGTGAATATACTGCTCCTCTCCTCCAAACCCACGGAACAACGGGCTATATCCCAACCAATTTTCTTTTCTGCTTGAAAATAGTCCCATTCCTTGCGAGTTAATAGGAAACGGTTGACTATCATAGTCAATTAAATTTTCATTACGGTCCCATTGACCCATCATGTGTGAGCCCCATTTCTTATTAAAGAATGTACTAGTTGAAGATAAGCAGTCATGTATAAGGGGACCTTGCAACAAATTACCCTTATCTAATCCCTGATCATAATACTCAATTAATTTTTTTATAGCACCTGGTCTTATAAGAACGTGACAGTCGATTGACATAACGTAAGGTGTTTTTGCATGTTCAAATATTAGGTTCTTTATTCCCGTTGCATTATATTCATCAAACGGAATATATTGAAATGGCTGTCTAATATGCCCTGTAAACTCTTTCACCAATTTACCATGCTTTGAATTTGGGTGGTTGTCTATAATTACAAACTCAACCTGATCCATTACTTCGGGATGATACATCCTCAATGATTGGATGGTAAAAAACACACCTTCATAATCATCATAGCAACACATGCCAATCGTCAGTTTCCTCATGTAAATAATTATTTAAAATTGTTGATATATCAACTTAAGTCTACGGTAAATCTTCAATTACGCTCAACCCAACATATGTAGTACCGTATCCAGATGAACCAGAAGGTACATGTATAAAAATATCAGTAGATGGTATGATAACAGTATTGGCTGATGGTGCGGTATTAGCAAAACACGAGACACTACTAAAGTTACAACCTGTCCAGTCGCTACCAATTACAGACATAGTTGACGGTAAGGTCAAGCTCCCTGTCAATCCCGTACATCCAGTAAAGCTACCTTCTCTAGTCTCTGTTAAACCCTCTGGTAAGTCCAAATCACCAATAAATTTACAATTTTTAAACATATAAGAGTCAACGACTGTTATATTATTGCCTAAGTCTAATGAGCTGAAATTCGAATTTTCAAACATATTAGCACTGTTCCATCCTGTGTCAACAATACCTGCGCTTAAGCGTGCACCAATGGTTAATTGTCCTGACATGTTTGCTTTATAAAATCCCCGGTATCCTATTCGCTCTACACTATCTGGTATAACTAAATTCCCGCTCTGCTCAGCACCAGTTCCAGAACCGTCGACGAATCCACGCTCTGCGATCTCGACCAGCGTATCTGGAAGCGTTAATGTTCCAGTAAACCTACCTAACCCCGAACGAAAGCCAATACCAGTAAGGCCGTTATTAAGCGTCAACTGCCCACCAACTGCCTTACGGTCAAACGCATAATCACCAACTCGTAATATATTTGAAGGAATTTCTACATCTCCTACCATACCAGTACATCTATTAAATGTGTATGATTTAATTTGAGATAGGCTTGTTGATATATCAATAGCAGACAGTGAAGTACATCCCTCAAACGCCCCAGTCTCTAGAACCGTAACGCTGTTAGGTATGACGATGCGCCCTGATAGTGCAGTATCACCAGTAAATGCATTTTCACCAATAGCTGATACTCCATACTCAATAGTCAATGCAGACACAGCACTTATCGAGCTAAACGCCCGAGCACATATAGCATCGACAAAGCTCGGAATAGTTATTTCAGCAATATTTTCACAGCCGTAAAACGCAAACTCTCCTATAACCTCGCAGCTACTACCGATACTAATTTCATCGATATTAACATCATTCACTACCCAAAGGTCAGGTACATTTCCAAAAATAGATATTTCAGTAATATTATCGCTATAAAAGCTAGTAGTAAATATGTTAGGATTTAGCGTTGTCGTCGTCGTCGTCGTCGTTGTCGTCGTTGTTGTCGTTGTCGTAGTAGTTGGCAATATGTTTAAATCCTCATACACTACACCGTTACCATCATTCCATAACCTCGCGACATCTGCACTTAATAGAGGAAAGTTCCATATGCCGAGTGACATCATTTGACCGTTCAGCGCATACGGGTCAGTATCTTCAAAATTAAATGCTAATGCTTTATAAAACGTACCAATTATAAAATACCCTTTATAATAGTCAATATTTAAGGGTACTGAGCCGCTCAAAGGCTGTAGAACGTTATTAATATATAGCTCCTGCTTTTCCGCACTTGAAACAAACGTAACGTTGTACCATTGACCAGTATTGACGTTCAGATCTGAACGTATATCTGAATCAGCTCCAAACCAATCTTCTGACCTAGCAGCAAGAGGTGTATCATTTTCAGCAGAATTTACAATACCAGAAGCCATTAAATCAGTCTCTTCATTATTTCCCCAGGAGAAAATGCCTGTATTTATCGTGCTCAGGCCAGTATATCCAAGACCGTTATTAAGATCCACGGGCATTGATGATAAATTAACCCAGTATGAGAAACTAAATTCAGTATAATCAATTCCACCATCATAATAGTGTTGATCACTACTGATTAAATAATCATGTCCATCGAAGGTAATGCCTCCTGGATTTTCAAACATGAGAACGTCGCGCGCGCTCGGGCCCGCACCCAATGCAATAACAGGTGCACGCGACCCGTGATATGCGTCGAATGGTACCTCTAGATATCCCCATGACTTAAAGCCGTAATCGTAAATACCTTGATCAAGATCGGTTAGATCCCACCAATGTAAAGGCGCCTCCATTAGTGCTGAAAGAGCTGATGGTGCTAAGGTTGTAGTCGTTATTGGCGGTGCCGTAGTACCTGGAGGTAGTGTCGTAGTAGGTGCTGCTGTTGTTGTTGTGGTAGTAGGTGGGCATTCTAGTGCCAAATCAGCATACTGCCGACCTGAACCATTGTTATATAAATACACTGCCTCGCGAATATTAAGTGCCCTGTCATATATACCTAGTGACATTAACTCTCCATCTAAAGCAGACCTTGACTGAGCCGGCTCAGTTAAGCTACCTGCATTGCCTATTACAAATTGCCTGTTAATAAGATTGCCGAGGCTAACACCGTCATTATTTGGAGATGAAGTAACCAGCTGACCGTTAACAAATATATTTAACGTCTCTGATGTAAGCGTAATAGTGTAGTGATACCATTGTGATGATTCAACATTAACATATAAGGTCTTATTCGCTTGATTAATATTGCTCGTTGTTCCCTCCCACTTAAATAATACTGGATATTGAGGGGCTAGCTCTTCATTTTGTATGTTAATCTGCCACAGTACTTGATTATCGTCAATTGACCCCCACCACAAAACTGTACCGTAACTTTCACAACAGTGATTGGGTGGTTCACCAACCAGGCTAGTCTCTCCGGGAGATTTTTGCATTCTTAGCCAGAACGTAACAGATGCTTCATCACTGTTTTCACCATCCCACTCCTTTAAGCCTTCCTGATACAGGTACTGTGAACTCGGTCCATATGTACCTGTAGTAAAATATGTATTTGAGTTCCTATTGTTATTAAATGCTAAAACGTCCTGGCCGCCAGGCCCCTCACCTGCGGAAAGTACAGGCGACTGGCCGGAGACGCTACTTAACGATCCCCATGTCTCAGTACCTTGATCCACAACACCGGTTAACGTGTCTGTAAGATCCCACCAATGAATAGGATCAGCTGGGCATACTATATCATCAGGTGATAATGTTGTTGTGCCTGGTGCTGATGTAGTGGTAGTTACTCCTGGTGCCAGTGTAGTAGTTACTCCTGGTGCCAGTGTAGTAGTTACTCCTGTTACTATGCACTCTGAAATAGGCGGTAATATATTAACCGAATCACCAACCTCAACAGGTATATCAATACCTGTCGGTACACCGTCTGATTGAAGGGTATATAAAATAAATGTATTGGCACCTGAGTTTGTTGTTGACAGTGGTGAACCAAAAGACATTCCCGGGTAAAGAGGCTCTGCAGAGCCTGTACTATCTATAGTCAGTGCAAAGTCTAGCTTAATCGAAGTAATTAATGAAAAAGCAGTAGAGTTGTAATTTCTATATTGAACATCTAGTGTACGTTTTATATTACTATAGTTACATCTTATAACGTTTACGTTATTAATAATGCTGAAGTCTTCTGGTAGCGGTATATTACATACGACCGTATCGTCATATGTTCGAACTATTAAAGCGTTCGGTATGACTTCACTTTCTGTGACCCCTTTCCGGAACCCATTATCACTATTACCACTGAGAGCGAAAAGACCTGTCGAATCAATTGCAACAGTAAAAATATTATAAGGGGTAGTGAAGTTCGGCGCCGGTTCTCTATATTCTACTATATCAACAGTCTCTAGCGATTTAGGCTGTGTGGATAAAAAACGGCCGTTGCCGCTCAGTACTGGAAATACATTAACTCTATCAAAGTCGTATGTTAAAAAAGTAGCTACTCCGTGCTGAACACTCTCACTGCCCGATACCTGATAAACGAAAGACCATGTAATGTCGAACGCCGAATTATAAGCAGAAGTCTTATCTACAAAAGAATAATATTTAGCATTCGCTGGGAGTGTGATCATAACTGAAGGTGCACGTTACCGTATTGTCGTTGTTGAATTTATTTGTAAATATAAGCTTATAGCCTAATTTTGTTAGCTCTAGCTCGACCACGTCTAAGTAAGTTGTTCCAACGTTGATTACGATACTCCGACGTGCTTCATCATACAATACACAATCAGTGTATTCTTCACACAATTTCAGAGCCTTCTCATACGCCTTCACATTATTATTTATAGTTAGGGCGCTAAATCTCCATACACATTAACCTGAAATCTCGTACTGGCGTTATTATACCCAGGAGTTAGAATTGGTGATGTAGGTTGCGTGCTCCATGTTTTATTAGTTAGGAAAGATTTTGATGAAGTAGCATAGAAATATACGATAATAGTATTAAAATTTGTAGGTGTTGAGATATCTGGTACTATTCGATAGCTACATTCTAAATGGGGGCTGACATGTACTATTCTATTCAACCCTGATGTTTCTTTAAAGTAAGATGCATTATTGGTGAATATTTCCACTTCACTATTACTTACAAGGTATGTATCGTCTAAAATAATCTTATATACCCCAGTACCGGCCGTATTATCATAAATTGAAGTACTATTTGTAAATGGCATGCCATTATGAGTAACGGCATACTCGTTTAATATGGTACTACCCGGTTCAACCTCTACTGCACTCACCGCAGCACTTCTCATGACGGTGCTGTCTTGTTTAAACGAACAAGATGCTACAGGAAGATGTATACCACTTATCTTTACATTACTACTGGTAAGTAACTGTGTTTCTGTCACGGTCTCATCATTAACAGCAAGAGTCAATCCTTCACCAACAGATATAACAGCAGCAGACGCTGAACATAAAATACTGCTGACTGAACTCCATGTCAAGTTTCCGGACCCGTCTGTTTGAAGAAATCCATCTGCAGATAATGTCGCTGGGAAAGTATACTGTACGCTGCCTATCTCTAGAGCAGCTGGTATAGTTAGAGTTGGTAATGCACTCTCAATCCTATTAACGGTTATTGTTTCTTGTAATGTAATCCTACCAACATTATCAAACTGTAGGTTACTGCCAACAACACCGCTATCGAGATTACTAGCAAATATTTTATTTACTTTTATTTGATCGCTTGATATAGTTATGGTACTGTCACCGGCCGTAACCGGGTAGCTTACTTGCTGCCAGCTAGAAATTTCAGACGTTGGACCTCCGCGATATATATAGAGGGTTCTGTTAGACGTGTCATATGCATAATCACCGAAGCGTGGAATAGAGAATCCGCTATTAGTTACACCTACACGAGCACCGTTATATAAATTTCCTACCAAACGGCCACCAGATGTCGTAGCGTCACCCACATATAACCTATTATGATCTGTAGTATATCCTAATTCACCTACATCGAGCACCACGCCCTTTCTGTCTAGATCTGTACCAGACCTAACCTTTAACTTTAGTAACGTATTATTTGAAATTTCAATTGTATCAGCCATAATTTTTTATTTAGAATGTTGTTTCAGGGAAGACGCGGATATATATAAGCGTACCGTCATGTGTGTCCCACTCTATTTTAGTAAGAAATCCTGGTGGGATCGTAGCCACGTCAGCAATATCACCGTGGATGACCCTATAACTATTATCCAGTCCTAAACTGTAAAACCCTGCACCTCCTTGAATAACTGATAATATTCCAGACTGCCCGGGCTGCATATTAATAATATCGCGAAGAGTGTGTGCATCTCCTGTTAGTGTTACTATCGCATTAACGCCATTACTCGCATCCCAGTTAATTATACTGTTATCAGTCAGCGTTTGCGGCGTAGCATAACCATCTGGTGTAATATTACCCTCTGCATTAAAGTCGACTGTTAATATACCATCATTAAGCGTAATAGTATCCCCATCAACACCTTGTACAACAGTCGAGATATCACCAGTTACTGGTGCAACAATAATACCCTCCTTGAGTTTGCCTACCTGAACCGCCGTTAACGGAAGCCCTACTACTGATAACTGACCTAGTTGATTAACATCAATAGAATCACCATCAACAGAAACGCGTATAGGCACACCGTCACCTCCAATTATGCCACCGTCAACTACAAAAGACGATGAGGCAATATGGTCATATGTGATACCTGTACCTTCAATTCCGGCCGCAACGAGATCTAATCCATCAGCCGCAGCTATAAAGTTATTTGAATTATACCGCACTCTAATTTCATCCCCGGAGAATGATACAGTCTCGCTTGAAAGGCTAACAGTATTCATTGCGTTTGTATCTATAGAATTAGGTACAACAGTCAGCTTTCCCGTTTTCTTATTAGGGTCATTGAATTCTAAATACACATTATCTGGAGCATGTGTAAACAACGACCAATTGTTGATGTTGCTGAAGTCAGACGAAGTCAGTCTATAAGCCACGGGAGGAGTACCTACTAAAACAATATCATCCTTCTGTGCTTTAATAAGCGGTAAGGAGCTATAGCTCGGTACTGATTTAACGTGTTTATTATCAACCGGTATACCACCGGTAGTAACACCATCGCCTATAAAACACCTCTTTGTATCTGTTGCGTATCCTAACTCACCTTCATCGAGTACAATTTGAGCTCGTTGTGCATCAGTACCGCGCCTAACTTTAAGTTTTATTACTTTTATTTCTGGTGTAGCCATATTTTAAATTGTTTTTTCTATTACCCAACCCGTTCCGCTCTCGCCTGTAAACCTAAGCTTAATTAAACCATCATTAGCTAAATTACGCACAAATGCAACATCATTGATTACAGGATACGGCCAATCTTCTGAAGCTGCTGTAATATAGTCGCGAGTAGTTGGGTTAAAGTTACGTATATAAAAAGTATTGATTGTTGGGTTATCCTGTACTTTTGAAACTATTCCTTCTGTAATGGTTACTCTCGGATTACTATATACACCATCAATAGGCAGTGCTGTTCCAATATCAGATCGAAGCAGGTCGAGTAGGCTAGTATATCCTAATCGGCCAGTAGAATCGATAACATACACGATAGATCCTTGATCGCCTTTATTTCCAGGATATGTAACTCTATTGATTTGAATACTTCCATCCAATCTCAACCCACTGGTTGATATCTGTAGAGGTGAAGTTACACCAACACCATCAAATACTGGTTGGAAAGTCGAAGTTAGGTTTGTTGCGGATAAGTGAAGAAAAGAACTATAGACGTCACTAATACTGTTACCGGTTAAATCACGGGGCATATGTTTATTTATTATTAAGGTGTTGAAATACTAGATTTTACGAGCTAATTTCAATTGTAATTCGTTAATTGTATTGATAATGCGGTTAATAGTTCTGCTATTAATGCTCTCATTACCATATAAGCTGAAATCCGCTACATTTATTTTATTATTCACTGTAGGTGAGATGGATAATATTTCACCAAGGAGTGTAACATCAAACTTCTCATTATAAAACGTATATAGGTTTATGATATCTGTGACTAAGGTTCGTATTATATTATTAATAATAAGACCAATGCTGCTATTTGTATGTCTATATGGCTCATACGTTTGCTTTAAACTAAATGGAGATATGCTGCTGATAATAGGGTAGTTATCTGTTTGAATGTGAGTGTTAGTTACTAGTAAGGTGTTAATGTTATTATCAACGGAAAATTGCATATCAAGTATGAAGTTTTGAGTGGTGTTATTAAGAACAACTTTATCACACTGATCGATTATGCAATCAAGCTCATTAATGATGAATAGCTCTCCTGTATACGGTACTGTATTACGTGAAAATGTTGCCATAGGAAACCCAGGTGAAGAAATAGAAACAAACTGTAACTGTTCTAACCATACATTCCCAAGTAAAGTTCTATACTCACGTAAAAACAATACATCACTATCAAACGGGCAAAACTCAATATACGTAGGCTGTGCATCGCCTCGATATTCTTCGTAAAACAGCGGCTTAGCCTCTATAAGCATCTCCGGTATGTCATATGTCACTATATACGTGCCGCCATCCTTCTTACCGAATATAACTAATGCGTCATCTTCGAACCTCTGCGCTATTGACAGTATTTCATCTAGCCCTAAATCGGAAAGGCTGAACCTGCCTAGTACATTTGAACCACGCACATCATAAACCTCGAGCTGGAATGTATCACTGTCGATAACCACACATGTTCGGTATCTTCTACCAAAAGATACTGTGCCTTTACCCCGTACGACTGTATTAGTTTTAGAAAGACGTACATCATCCAATAGTATCATGGTGTTAGTTGGCAGCTTTGAATTATATCTAAATATGCTATATTCTTGCTCGTTGATATTAGCTTGGAATATAAGATTATTATATTTATCGTAATATACATCATTATATACATCGAGACTATTTGCTGCGTTTAAGCCAGGTCCGAATGTGATTTTATCTGTATCGTTAATAGTACCTGTTATACTGCTAGACTGATTAAGATATTTAAACTTCGTTGAGTCAGATACTAATAAAGCTCCCTTATTAATAGCTGGGTCGATAATAGTTCCGAGATTGTCCCTCTCTGGTTGAAGTACCAAGCTTGGCGATAGTTGACGAGATGGTAGTAAGTCGCTCCCTATAGCAGATAGAGCATGTGTAACAGGTAACTCAGACTTAAACTTGTGCGATTTATTAAAATAATTTGTATTATAACGAATACCTGCAGAGTATAATTTTAAATTATTCTCATTGAGCTTATCTAATGTTTCGTTGAGTAGTGAGCCGGTTAGTATAGACCTAGGATATATTTTAACTTCGTCAATATAATTAGATACACTATTCGTTATGTTGTTATAATTATAATTAATTTTTTTGAGGTAGACGTTACTTAAAAAGGTATCACTACTTGTCAAAAGCTTAGAATTATCATCGAGTATACTTCCCGTGTATGCGTTGCTTCCGACAACGTTTATCATCCCGTTGTAACCGGATTCAACATCCTCATCACCGCTTAAAGACTTAAACGCTGCATTGCTTGTATGTTTAAAATATGTTATCATAGTACTTCTACGTTTCTTATGTTAGTGTTCATAGGCACAACATCGTAAACAGTGCTCCTAAGAGCCATCGCAACCTCTTCTTTGAGATTTGAATCGTTCGTTTCAATGTCATTTACATAAACATCAATATCAGAGGTTTTGCTCTTTTTATTGGCCTGTAGCGCGTTCAACTCCTTAATTGAATCGATGTTATTTCTCCGCCCTTGTGGTAAAGTGATTGTCATCTCTTGCTGCATTGAATTATATTTACAGTTTATAACCTCTACAAACTCTGGCGGGAGAGGTTTACCGGTAATAAAAGGATCAACTAAGTACTTCTCAGAGGCGAATAACGAGCCACCATCATCAGTGACAAAATCACCATAAACGACTGCAGAATATTTTAATGGAGGAAACCTCGTATTAATCACATTAATACCGTTAATATATGCCTGTATAATGCCTCTTACATTGTCTACAGAAACAACAACATTCGACGTAACAACACTTTCAACAGATAATCTACCCTCTTCCTTAATTAATCTACCAGTCTGGTTATTATAGAGTGTATGCGAAACGACAACTTCTTTACCGTTGTATGATATCACTGTACCGGCTGGAATCTTATTAAACGACGACTTAATAACCTTATTCTTTGTAACTCCATAGCTGCGGATTTTGGCTGCAAAAACAAACCCGTTGTTTTTGTTTATTTCGTTATAGTAGCTTCGATCTTGACGGTTTAAGATATTTTCTTCCTGAATAAACGATAAGTTATTCAAGTCTATTCTTTCATATATATACTCATTATTTGGCTTAAACACCATATTACTTTTAACGTCAAAATAGTAGTCTGTTGCAATATTTGAGGATATATTAGCATCGTTTGATACAAAATTTTGAACGTACTTATCATACGTAGTAAATGTAATCTCACCAGCGATAGCTTCTTCCTTTTTGATGAGATCAGGGTAATAATATCGATCTACCCATAGCTTGTCATTACTTAGCGGTGCACCGGACAGCCAGGTGCATAAGTAAACATAATCCTCGCTTTTGTTATTCTCTTCACGTGTTATAACTCTGTCAGCGAACATAGGCGTTAACGAACTAAACCCACCGCAATTTATAAACTTAGTATCTTGAATGTTGAGTTGATTATAGGGGTATAATGACTCTCTCGTCTTTATGATATTAGTACCTGGAAGTATCTTATACGCCATGTTGTAAGAGCTGTAATTCAACTCTAATCCGTGCTGATCATGACCGTCAATATTCTTATTAATACTGGTATAGCTTCTCATGTCCACCTCCAGCTTTTCTAGTTTTGTATTACCGCTTGAAAGTACCATGTTATTACCTCTTACCATAGTATTCAAATCTGACATTTGATTCTTAAGAGTTATTATATCTACAGACTTATAATCTCGTGTATTAAGATTTTTTGTAATTAGGTAATTATTGTTTAAGTTACTATAGCTATTAACTGCATCTACAACTACGGAGTTAGGCTTATACTTAATATAACTCATGTCATCAGCACCTGTAATTACATCCTCAACCTGACCGTTAATTTTGAGTGCATGTACTTGAATCATCGAGTCTGTTAGATTAGTAGCTGCCCTCGCACTTAATTTGTTTTCATATATACGCAGCTGTAACGGCCCGTCACATGTATTCTTGATTAGTGATATTTTACCGTTACCTATTACATACCTTAAGTATAAATCCCTAGCGACTTCCTCGTCACTGTAGTTATAACCTCTCTTTAAAACACACTCATTATTATTATCTACGGTTAGATAACTCACACCGTATAAATCCGTATAAGAGACGAGACAGAGCTCATCATCTATAAAATCAATTCTATATATATTAGCATTTTCTTTAGTAGTAGTAGTTTCAGTGTTATATACTAAATTTAAAACATTAGGATTCGCTGTGCCGTTGACTGATAAAGGGCTGCTTATTACATTGACCAAGTATACATCATCATTACTCAAAGTAGTGCTTAAGTACTTTATTTTGCGTGTGCTTGAGGTAGTAGTTCTTTTCTGGCTCAGATCCGACTTACGAGTTAAGTAAAATAAAGTATAGTTTCTAACATCCACATCAATCACTCCAGACAACGCATCAACAAAATTAAACGTATAGCCTCCTGGGAATGCAATAAGTGCTTGCTTAAGTGAAGTATCTACCAGGTTTGTAGTAGTATTCAGATCAGATATAAAGCTGGTTGATGTTATTAATTGAGACATATTGTTTATTATATTTATAACACGAAGCAGTTGGCCGGTCCTATATTACATGAACAAAGAGATGGTGTATTGGAGGATACTGCCACTTCAAAAGTAGCAAGATATGAGTCATCAACAAATGATTGATGTGATGAGGATCCAAACCGTTCACCTATTGCATTTTTAATTATAATATCACCATATTCAGCAAAGTTCATAGCTATCATATACGGTAGTTTGTTTGCATCTTTTAGTGTGTATGTTAAATGAAACCGGTTGATTTGCTCATTGTATGTAAGGCACACCTCACCAACCTCTACATACAAGTCACCTGCTCCGGCTATTACAAACTCTTCAATATTATATGTATCGAGTGATATATTAGTTAGTATTTTTTTCTTAGTCGAATATTTATATACTAACGGTACAATCGCAAGACCGGCCCCTTCAACCGCAGTAGATGAAAGAGCAACAAAATATAGCTCATCGCGAACCTTAAGTCGATTTGAGATTTTATTAAACGGTGTCTGATTATACTCATACTGTATATTACTCGTGCCTGGATCTATAAACTCATTATTAACATATTTTACTTCGTCAATAATTAAATTTTCCTTAGTTTGAATGATATACGTATTATATATCATATCAAACGCTATGGTGTTTGATGATATGTCCGCATATAAAGACGATGTGTATTTATTCTCTAGGTATGGTAGTGAGTCTGTAAATGTATTGATAGCTCCTGATGTTTGCTTAACGTATATCGTTCCTGCTAGCTGCATCCTATCTAGCAGTGGCATATTCTTTTCTGATAACGCTGGTATTATCTCAGTCCTGCTATCAGTACTGGACTCAATTAGATTTAGACCGGGCTTGTTGAACAATATGTCAAAATCATTTGAAAGGTCTGATGTAAATCGACACGCATCCGCGTCGAAGACGTCATTCGAACTCAGAGCTCGTACTCCTTGAGTAAAATTAGCATTTAACCCTTCAAGATTAGGCCTCACGTATGGGTCTGATGTATATACACCCGCTTCGAAGAGCTCCGTATAATAATAGTTATCAGTACCCGGCCATGTCGACTTATCAGTAGATATCGGATCTAAAACTAGCTGGTCGTCGCTCGTAGTAAAGAAGCCGCTATCACAGTATAAAGTATTGCGTGGGTTAGGTTCGCTACATATTGTATCGATATCAATAACGGTTTTGAGGGGTATATTTAAGTCATTACTAAACTTACCGAAAGCTAGCGTGGTAATCGGATTATCAGTAAAGCTGCCAGTACGTGTACCGTTGCTCCATCCAGGGACACGTACATCTCCTACTGTAAATGTAGCTCCGTAATTAAATGCATATTTTTGATTAAAGAAACTATCATAGAATCTATAACCGTTAAATAATATGAAGGTCGCAGCGAGAGAGTCACCAGTACCTGGAACACGCACTACATCACTACTACCGGGTACAGTTACATCCTTGAACAGTCCGAATAAATTGCCATGTAAATCTGTCTTAGCATCATCTACGTACCCTTTATTAACAACAAAGCTCAAGTCTCTATTTTTAGAGCTATTTACATGAGATGAGTAGCCGTAAAACGGTATAAAACTATCGCTAGTGTTAGGCTCAGTATAGGCACGTCCAAACCCATACCCTTTGTGGAATGAATTTACATCGACGTTGAAATTCAATACGCTAGAATCAGACCCGTAAATAAACGGGTCAGGGAAGTAATATGGTTTTCTGAAATTTATATTACTATCGAGTGATATGGTGAAATTAAACACTCCAGGCTCGACTAAGATGATCGCCGTTTTACCAGGTGTAAAAAATCCGATATCTCTCTTCTGGACACGGTGCCCTGTTCTAGATGAGACGGTTGATGGTACGTCTCTGTTCTGAAAGTTCATAACTGGATCATCAGCAGTAAACAGTTTGTCAAAATTAACAACGCTCCTTGTAACTAATCCCTCAATACGGCGCGGTATATTACTCGCACTTACAGTAACTACAGGTGTAAGTATTGAATTACTCTCTCGTACAAATGTAGCAGGTTGAAGGTTTTCAAGTAACCCGCCATATAGAATAAATCCAGGCTGTCGCGCTAGGAACTCCTTTTGCGCGGCTGTATCTCGCTCCTGTGCAGTCTTATTAAGAATCAACACATCAAGAAATGAGTATTGACGATATAATATTAGCTCTTTTGACTCACCTGTTGCATCACCAAATTGCGAACTATCACCATATACATCAACCGCTATATCGACAATGTTAGCCAACTCAGGAGTAGGGAAGTTCTCAATAGTAACGTACCCGAAGTTTTCGGTAGTATTTTTATCTTGAATTAGTGTACGACCTCCGATATTCCAGCTCAGCTTACTAAAGAAATTCACATCGACAAAACCTGAATCAGGATCTTCTGTAGTAGTTGCTCGTACATGTAACGTACACACTTGATCATTAATATAGTCTGCAAAAACGTGTATATTTAAGTTACGTGTATAGCTACTCACATCAGAGATGATATCGTAGTAATTAAGCGTGTTAAACCCCTTATCATAGAGCAGCGGTCTTAATGCTTTAAGTCTTTGCGCTAGATAACCGGCTCCGGGAATGTTGTACACAAAAATACACTCTGCAGTGCAGTCATAATCAGGAGCAATATAACGGTGTGCAAATTCAAGAACCTGATTAACGTGTCTTCCTCTTTCGAAATACTTCACAGGTGTAATATCGAACTTACCGTCACCAAACTTCCATATAATATACTCCAACTCCTCAGTAACGTTTACCGTGAAGATAGTATCAGAGGGTAGACCTACTTGTTCAGCAGGTGTTATATTGAAGGCATACATCTCCTCACCGCTCTTTTGCTTTGATTTTAAAGCTAACGTTTCAATTTCATAGCTAACAACCGTTTCAACTCGATTTTGCTGAAGAACCGTCTGACCCTTTACGTTAATCTTATATTTATCACTATTCCTTACAAGGTGTAGAATAACAAAAGGCTCATAACTCAATGTAGTTGGTAATAACGGGTATTTGTATCTAAATGTCGATAGTGACTGGTCGACTGGAACTCCCAAGCCTATACGTTGGACGTGAGTCGTACCATCGCCAAAGACCCACTCTATATATTCAATATCCGTACGGTTAATTATATTTTTAAGCGAGAAGTCAATAATAACAGGACCTTCTAATGGATTGACCGGTGTTGATATGAGCTCAACATACCCAGTGTCATTACCCACATTAAATAAAAGATCAGTATTTTCTGTCAGTGTATACTGGTCTGTAAGCGAGAGCCAATTGCTAGGATAGTTATATTCTAATCGTTTTGCTTGAGCTGTTACCTTTACTGAAGCGCTAGTATAAGCAGTTCCATTCGCTTTTACTAGCGTAAGACGTGCTTCGTACTCACCATCCTCTGCATAAACATGCCGAATTCTAAACTTTGGAATTCCTAAAGCGCCAATCTGCTCTTGAAATGGCCTCCAGTCTGGAAAGAACCGATCTTCGGCCTGCCCAGTATATCTTACCATATTGTTCAGCAGTGAATTGTACCTACTTACTTCACTTTGTGAATCGGTAAGCGTCTGCTCAAAGATAGTACCATCACCAAGATCCCATATAGCGGTATTTATATCCTCGTTATCAGGGAAGAAAAATCCACCGTAAAAATCTATCTCTCTAGAATACCCGTCACTAGCATATCTTAGTAATGAGTACTCTAAGTTTATTGTATTTACAATATTAGCCATTCACATATATTTATGCAAGGTGACGTGATACCCCGTCTAGTGTATGTGAGTAAATATCAATTTAAATACCGTCGCATATTATATCTGCGAGGGAATTATCTGTGCATCCGTGCACCAATACAACATTCTCTATATCAATCCTCTTGTCATACGGCTCAGGAAATTTGAGCTTTTCGAATCCTTCGCCCATCTCTCCCTTAATATTTATTCTACCAGTCGATTCATCTTGTGTTTTAGTATATTTACATGTACGGTATACATGTTGCATTAGCGACGTTTCATGAGCGTTAGGTACAAACTCCCACTGACACAGCACATCCCACGCCACACCAAGTACCTGTACTTTTCTCCATAGTTTGGAGTATTTGTCTAGGTTAGGTGGGTATATAGCAGCTCCTACCAGATGCTTACACAGCACCAACACTTCCTGTTCTGAAGTAACGGTAGTAGTGTTACCGAGGTTACCTAAAAATGGCTTACCTTGCTCTTTATATTCTAAATACATATCATCAGCCCAGCCCTGCTTAATAGGTACCATATCCATCTCTAACCAAAGCCATGGCTCCTCACTCTTAATAACATCGTCTAAATACTTAGCTGTTTCTGCCCAGTAATGATTACACCCACGCGGCCATCCATCCGGTCCATCATCATCAAACACATGAAAATCGATACTCTGAAACTGATTTTTGTTTGTTATGGCTAATAGAACCTCTTCCGCGTAATCTGCAGCATTTGGCCGACACACTACCAATAGCTTATGATTAGGATATGGTCCAAAGTGATTGAAACTCTTAATAAATCCTAACCCAACATCTGCATCAGTCTTTGATACTGGCACTACAATAATCATACCGTTACTTATATAGCGACGCTTATAAATCTACTATCTACAACATGTTCTGCAAAGTATTTAATATATCGGAAGCATACTCGCGCGCGAAAGCGAGGGGATCAAGCAGCTGCTCGGCTCCAAGTGTACCGGTAATTGGGAAAGGTATCATATACGGTGCCGCTGTCGTTGTAGCTGGTGGTGCCGCTGTCGTTGTAGTAACTGGCGCTGCAGTAGTAGTAGTAACTGGCGCTGCAGTAGTAGTAGTAACTGGCGCTGCAGTAGTAGTAGTAACTGGCGCTGCAG